CTTTCACTACCTTTTCTTTCACTACCTTTTCTTTCACTACCTTTTCTTTCACTACCTTTTCTTTCACTACCTTTTCTTTCACTACCTTTTCTTTCACTACCTTTTCTTTCACTACCTTTTCTTTCACTTTCGAAGAAGTGTCTTTAGTAATTATTTCATCTTGATTCATTCTGTCTTTTTTATTTGCGTTTATTTTTGATATTTTACCTAAATATTTAGTAAATACGACTTGACTATTATGGCAGCCTGATGTAGCCCGAATTATACTACAGGCAGAATAAGGATCTAATTCCCAATTTGCATTTGTATGAACATAACTATCAGTCATATCATAGTCAGATAATGCATTTGCAGAATATGAAATATTATCTAAAACATTAATTGTTACTAGTTTGTTATTTACATAATTTTCGTGTATCATTAACGGATGTATGTCATTTGCCAACCAATAAGTTGAGTATTTTAGATCAAAGCCGTTACATATTGAAAATAGATCTTTCGTAGTTTCAAATACGTTACTATTACTATTATCTTTTTTACCAGTTAATATGCCTAATTGTAAATTATTTAAAATAAATCTGATATCTCCGTTAGCATTTTCAATTAATCTTTTCAAAGCAGTTGTGTCTATCTTTAATTTCTCTTTTAAAATTATTTGTTTTACATAGTCGAATATATCTTTGTTTGGTACCGCACTTAATTTTATGTCACAACAATATTTTATTATCGGTTTCAGTGATTGATCAAATTTATCGTCACATATACATATTATTGGTATATTAGTTTCTTGTATACATTCTATGATATTAGAAATTAAACCGTAATCGTTTGATACATCAATATCACTAAATACTATGGCATTTTTCTTTCCGAACGAATTTGTTTTTGTGCATAATAGTGGTTTTATAGATTTAAAATAATCTTCATTTCTTTCATCGTCGTTGGCTGACCCGACTATATTATAATTATATTTATTTAGCAATAATTCAACTAACAACGATTTGCCTATTCCATTAGGACCATATATAAGCGCACATTTAGTAATATATGTAGATTTCCAATTTAGTAACCACTCTGTTAATATTTTAACAGCGGTTTTATTTCCTACGAATTCCTCCAAATTAGTAGGTTTGTATTTTGTTGTAAACATTTCTTTGTATTTATTTACATTAATTTATTTTTACTCATTTTTTTTAAATAAAATATTTAGTAATTATATAAGAATGGATAGTATGTCTTCAAGTATGACCCCAATGGGTAAAATGATGGGTGGCCGCAGTCGTTCTCGTTCTCGTTCTCGTTTTCTTTCAGGAGGCAGATCTCGTGCTCGATTTGCTTCAAGAATGCGTATGGGAGGTAGAACTAGACGCCGTAGATCTCGTTCAGGAGGAAGACGTCATAGGCATAGGTTTCGTATGTAATTACTTGCATATATTTTAATTTAATAATTTTTAAATATAAATGATTTAAGAATATGAATAAATCATTTATATTTAACAATTTAAATATAAATACATAATTTATTGTATATTATGATTACCTGTAATTTAATGGGTGGATTAGGCAATCAATTGTTTCAAATTTTTACAACTATTGCTTGCTCTATCAAATATAAAATACCCTTTAAGTTTCTTGAACTTACACAATTAGGAGGAGGACCAAATACAACCTTACGATATACATATTGGAATTCTTTTTTAAGTAATTTAACGGCTTTTTTAGTAGATAAATTACCCGCAAATATTTCCGTTATTCGTGAAAAAGAATTTACGTATGAAGCATTACCAATTACTAAACACCTTTCTCAAGATATTATGATATATGGTTATTTTCAAAGCTATAAATATTTTCACGAATATTATCCGGTTATTTGCAGATTTATTGAATTAGAAAAACAAAAAAAAATATTATTAGAAAAACTTAATTTACAATATAATTACTTTAATGATAAAATAAGTATGCATTTTCGTTATGGAGATTATAAAAAACTACAACACTTTCATCCTTTATTAACATATACTTATTATTTCAATGCTTTAAAAGAAATTCAAAAACTTTTACCTGAAAGATATTTTACGATATTATATTTTCATGAAGACGAAGATACCGAAGATGTTATGAAAATAATTGATACTTTAAGTAAAAGTTTTCCTACTTTCTTTTTTGATAGAGGAGAGAAAACATTAAAAGATTGGGAACAATTATTGTTAATGTCTTGTTGTAATCATAATATTATTGCAAATTCCAGTTTTAGTTATTTTGGCGCTTATTTTAATTCACATAATGATAAAATTGTTCTTTATCCATCTGTTTGGTTTGGTCCTGCGTGTAATAATAATACCAAAGATTTACATCCAAATACCTGGATAAAAATCCCGGTTTAAAAACTATTTAAAAACAAATTTATTTATTCTTATATGAAATTTGTTTTTAATTTATCAAATACATTTTGTATCTCTCTATCTTCTGACAGATGGATGCGTATGCAAGCCAGATTTAATTTATTTCAGTTAGAGGTTAAACAATGGGTTGCTTCGACGCCCGAAACATTAATTGATAAGTTTTCACCTAATTTAACGGAGAGACAAAAAGCATGTTCTCAATCCCATATTAATATTTATAAATATATTATAAAACATCAATTACCGTATGCTCTAATTTTTGAAGACGACGCTTGTTTGGATAAACGATGGAGAGAAAAATTATTAGAAATTGAAGAATTAGACCCTGAATTTGATCTTATAATGCTTAATGCAAGTGAACCTATTTATCCTCTTTATCAATGGATAAAACAAACTGAACAATATTTAACGGGTTGTTATATCATTTCTCTCAAAGCAGCAAAAACTATAATTGAATGGTTTGACGGATGTTATTATTCAAGCGATTGGATGACTACACGTTTACAATTAAATAATCATTCTTATTCTTATTTCCCTTGGTTAGTTATTCAAGAAGGTAAATATAGTTTAATACAGGAGAGAGTACCCGAGGAAGATTATGCAAAAGTTATGCGATGTTTAAAAGAAATTAATTATTTATTAGATAATTATATTTAATTTATGTTATTTACCATAATGATATTTTAATAAATCTGCGACGTAATTATGATTTCCTTTTGCGTTAAATGCGGACTCTTTATGTATTCTATGTTTTACTAAAATCGCTTTACAATTAAAAAACTTTTTATCTTGTTTTCTTAGTCTTATCCATAGATCATAATCTTCTAATATACATGTCGGGTTCCACCAACATAATTCTTTACGAATAATTACACTACTATTTATTATTGGATTTACTTGAGAGAAATCAAAGGAAGAAAAATCTCCTAATGGAATTATTGGTACTATTCCGTTTCTCTCTCCGAACCAAATACAATTTGAGCCAATTACATCATAATAAGGAATTAATTGTATTTGAACCTCCAATTTTTCTGGATGCCATATATCATCTACATCTATTAGAGAGATATAATCGTATTTTGCTAATTTAATTAATTGGTTTAATGTATTAGATTTACCTTTAATTCCATAAAAGTCATACACTTTTATTCTATCATCCTTTATTTGATAATTTTTTGCTTTTTTATATATCGTTGAATTTTGAGGATGCCCGTTTATACCAATTAATAATTCCCATTCCGTATATGTCTGAGATAGAACCGATTCTACAGAATCATTAATAAACTCAATTCCATTATAAATCGGTAATAAAATACTTATCATATTTATATAAAGAGAGATTTTTTTATTTATAAATATTCTGGATATAAATATGCCGGATAATAATTCCAATAGTAAGGCCATCCCCAATCCCAATACCCCCCACTGCTATAACCACCACTTCTACCGCGACCACCCCATCTTCCATGTCCTCCACCCCCATGTCCTCCACCCCCCGTGTCCTTCAATAAAACCTTCTATTTTTTTATATCCGTAAACAGTCACTACTAAAAATATTAGTCCGAATAATATAATTAACCCGAGTTTTTTCATCTTCTCTTTATATTGTATAAAGATTATTACTTATAATAATACTCTTTGAAATAAAAACCAATTATCAAATCTTGTGTCGTTCTCTCGGAACAATGAAAAATGATTTATATCTGAAAAAATACAGTCTGCCAATATCATTTGGTCGTCCTTTACTAAATAATCATTTGTAAAATATAATTGCAATTTTTTATCATAAGTTTTTACCCACCAATCTATTTTCTCTTGATGAATTATAAAAAATCCTCCGGCTATTGTATTTTGTTGGGGTGGTATAGGATTTATAGGCAATCCTAACGCGTTCTTATTATTTATTATTTTAAATAAATAATCAATATATCGCTCGTCATTGTTTATACAGGCATACATTATCTTATCTTTTTTAAACATTTTTTTTTGATTTCCCCAATTTGAGAGAAATCTCGTATGTAAATCCTCGTTACGATTTCTAAAATATCCGATATCTACCCACCCGTAATATTCCGTATTGAAATACTTATTCTTAAAACTTTCTTTGACAAACCATACTTTTTCGGACCATAACATATTTAACTCCCAACTACTTTTGTCATTTAATAAATAATTTTTTTCATGATTTTTTATCCAATGCTCTTTATATTTATAATTATTAAATTCTGTTAATGATTTTATTATTAACCTTATTTTTGGGTTTCCATTTATATTAATATATTGAATACTATTTTCATCTGTATAAATTACCAAATAAAAATTATTTACTATTGAAATTAAATTATTCATCCATTCAATATATGTTGTTGAATTAAATTTAGATTTAATAATATAAAAACAACTTGAAAATGTTATCATATTATTATATTAGTTTTAATAATTTCGTCTAAAACGAACGTAAAATGCATCACCCCAACCATAATTTTCACACATCTTTGTTATTACACGTACATATCCGAATGTTGTCAAATATTTGTCTAAATCACTTACTAGACAACACCCTTTATATACTTCTTCCGTATTTACTTCAGTATAAATATAATCAAAATGTGATAAGTATTTTCCCATACTTTTTAATGCACTTAATTCAACACCTTGAATATCTAAATTTATAAAATTTAATCGTTCAACAGGTATTTTATTGTTTTCTATTAAAGTATCCATACGTGTAGTTGTCATAATAATATCGCCTACCAAATAAACATGGGGGTGATGTGTTGCGTGAGTACCAAACTCTAATATTGAAGAACTTTGTACGTTGTTTGTCATATGAAATGTCATTTTCTTATTATCTTCTTCATGAATTAAACCTTGATAAATATGAATTTTCGGATGCTTTTCTGTCATATTTGTTACTAATCTTGGCAATGCTTCAATCCAATAAATATTATCGTCATTTATACCTAATCTATTATAACTATCTTTTTCTTCACATTCATGGGCTCCTATATGCAAAACACCTTTTAATTCAAATGGCATAAAACGAAATAATTCATCAAATGGAATTAACATATTTACCTAATTATATGTTAAGTCTTTAAATTATTTATAAAATAATTACTATTTACACCATATCATACCCCAGTCTTTTTTAACTGTTGTATTTTTTAATAAATATTCTTTTATTTTTTCTTTCGTCGTATAATATTCTGGCCTATATAAATAATGGTCTTCTAATTGTAACGCAAATTCAGTATAACCTAAATTATACAAATAATCTAAACATTTGAACGTTATATTATGAGTTTCAGACGCCCATTCAAAACATAAATCATTTACTTTCTTACTTAAAGAACTAATACACTCATATTCTCCACCTTCAACATCAATTTTAATTAAATCGGGTATTCCGTATATTTCTATTAGTTTATCTAACGTTATTGGAATACATCTAATTTTCGTTACCTTGTCATAATTATAAAATCTTGAATTTGAAGATAATAACCAATCTTTATTTAATGTTGATAATGTATCGACATTACAATGATAAAATTCTACGTAATCGTTTTGTGTATTACAAACAGCGTAATTTAATCCTACTATTTTTGAATTATTTTTTATATTTGACATCAAATTTGCATAAGTTTTTGGCGAGGCTTCAACCGCTATTATTTTATCGCATTTGTCTTGATTTACTAAACTCCATTTCCCTATATTTGCTCCTATATCAAAATATATTTTACTCATATTGTTTATTACATTAAATCTTTATGTTATTTATTTTATCAATTAATTTATTTTCACAAACCTCAATTGACAAATTTTCCAAAATATATTCTCTCGGTTTATAAGTATTCAGTTTTGACATAAATAAGTTATATTTATTTATAAATTCATTATCATTATAAAAATATTCTCCGCATTTATTGTCCCAATATGGGATTGTAGTCGCTAATAAACTATTATCATATTTAGATCCATATTCATCTGACATTGATGTAACATTCCATACTAATAAAGGAACATCACACGATAAAGCCTCTTGTAAAGCAAATCCTTGACTTTCATGGGCATCAATCCATATTCCATATTTCGTATTTTGTAAAAAACGTAAATAATCTATTTCATCATATTTTTTATCATAAGAATATACCTCATACTTTATTCCACTTATTTTCAAAAACTTTTCAATAAAAACAAGATGAGTAGGATTCCTGTGTTTAAAATATACTAAAACGTTTTCACGACGTTCGATTGGCAATATACTAATAAATTTATTTGTGTCTACACCAAACGGCAATGTAACTAAATTTAGGTGATTTGTTAAATTAGACTGTTTCCATATATTTACTACCCATTCGCTTAACAAATTATATACTGAATTTTTCCCTTTTATTTGTAACAAATTTTCTGTAGGGAATACACTAAATTGCGGCCCAAATATAAACTTTGTATTTGGGTATTTTGATACATCAATCGGATCACACGGACTAAACACACAATCAAACATTGATAAATTTAATCTATTTATACAATGAATATTTTCAACTATATAAAAATTTATTTTACTACAATTTAATATAAAATGTAAATTTTTATGATGTATATGAGATTTAATAAATAATATTTTCATTTTGGATAAATAAAATAAAATATCTTTAACTTATTTAATACCAAACTCTTTTTTCATTTATGTCATAATCAACATTCTTTTGACCATAAATATATTCGTTTTTTTTCAGATATTGGTGTATATTAACAGCATTACCCCTAAAAAAACATATAAACATCTCTCCGTTTCCCGATGTTGTTATTATTTGTTTTAGTTCAGAAAATATTAAAATAGACGCTAAATAAAATCCCAAAATTATTATTTTATTTTCTGAATGTTCAAACGTTTTTGCGACTGTTGTCATAGAAGAATTTATTTTCGGTATTTCTGTAAAATGAATTGATTTCGGAAAAAAATTTAAAAAATAATCTAAAAATTGCATTTCATCTGTTTGTACGATAAATTGTATGTCTTCATTTATTAATTTTAATTCTTTTGCCTTTTGCACGATTTCATCATAAGACGGTTTTTGTGTCTCTTTTACCTTATCATTTCCCCTATAAAATATACCACATAAATTATTACTGTTAATATCTATTTGATACTTTCTTAATAAGTGATTTTTTAAATTTATTATTGCGTCTGTCGGATTAAAATATTTTTCAATAAACGGACATATCTTATCATAATTTAATTGTTTATAATCGCTAAACTGATTTTCGAATGTTGTTTTTGAATATGTTATCTTATTAGTATATGGTATTAAAATATCCTTTTCATAAAAACAAATATTAAATATATCATCATTTTTATTAATTTTATAATGTCCGAACATTTTTTGAGTAACAACACGTTTAGGTAATTCTTTGTTTTCATTAAAATAATTTATTATATGTGTTAATATTATTGAACAAGTCGAAAAAAAACCACTGTCACATTCATTAAAAATTATTTCACCGTTTTTTTCCATTTAATTTAATATTGTTAATTTCTATTTAAATAGATTTATAACTATTAATTATATGTCAATAATTGTTGCCTTTCTCTCAAATAAATTAACTTTGCGTGGTACTGAAATTGCTATTTATGACTACGCCGATTATAATGAAAAATTATTAAATAATAAAAGTATTATAATTACAAGAGATTATGAAAAAATTAAACACGAATTTGACGTCGATATTCAGGCTTACAATAAATTTAAATCCAGATTTAACGTTTTGTACTATGAAAATATGCATGACGTAGATAATATTATTATTCAAAATAATATTTCACATTTATTTATTGAGAAAGCCGGGGATTGGGACGGTATTTTATCAAGTAAATGTAAAAATATTATTCATTGCGTTTTTTCGACCACACAACCTCACGGACAAATTTATACGCCTATCGGTCAAACTATTAATAATTTATGCAATACTAATTACCCCGTTATGCCTTATATGGTAACTTTACCAAATCACGACGAAAATTTAAGAGATATTTTACATATTCCACAAGATGCCACTGTTTTCGGAAGATATGGGGGTAAAGAATCTTTTGATATTACATTTGTTTATGACGTAATTAAAAATATTTTAGAAGTTAGAAAAGATATATATTTTCTCTTTATGAATACATCCGTATTTTATAAACATAAGAATATTATTTATTTAACAGGATCTTCTGATATGCATTTTAAAAGAAAATTTATTAATACATGTGACGCATTACTTCATGCCAGGAGTCGGGGGGAAACATTTGGATTAACATGTGGAGAGTTTTCTATCTGTAAAAAACCAGTTATTACATGGGCCAATTCGAGAGAAAACGAACATCTATTAATATTAAAAGATAAAGCTATTCTTTACCGTAATCCTTATGACTTGTACAATATTATTAATACATTTACTAAAAATACATACAATATGGATAACAATGGGTATATGTTTTATTCTCCTGAAAATGTTATGAATATTTTTAAAAATATCTGTTTACAATAAAAAATTCTTTATTATAACTATTTAAATATACAATTATATTTAAATATATGATTAATTCAATTGTCACTGTTACTGCTTTTTTTGATATTAACAGAGAAAATTGGGCTTATTTGAATAGAAATGCAGAATATTATTTAAATTCCTTTAAAAATATGACATTTTTTACTGGTAAGTTAATTGTTTTTATGGACGACAGATATATTCATACCCCCTTTATTAAAAATTATATAGATTATTTAAATAAACATAACGATACAAGTAAAATATTTATATTTATTAATAAAGAATGGCTTTATAAGCACTGTGATAGTTGGAAAAAAAACTATTTATCAGAAAAAATTATGAAATCTACGGAATTTACGCAATTAGTAGAAAAACGTATTTCTATGGGTGTTCCAGAAACAATTTATCCTGAATATAACACCATTAATCACTCTAAAATTGATTTTATTAAATATGCTATCGATAACAGTCTCATTAAAGAAAACGAATTTATTTGTTGGTGTGATATTGGCTATTATTACAGTATATTACATAATAATTGTGATGAATTCCCTTATGCTGAATTAGATTTAAATAAATTTAATCTACAGAAAATGAATTTTTGCATTAAAAATATGATTTTTAATGAGGACACCAATATGTTTTATACCGTCGTAAATTCTCCAGAAATATTTACGGGTTGTTTTTTTGCAGGGAATACAGAATCTATGTTACAATATCACAAATTATATCATATTTCATTAGACGAATTATACGAAAATAATCTGTCCGATGACGATCAGCATATCGCATTACGTTGTTATTTAAAACAACCTGATTTGTTTCATTTATCAATTTTTTATAATTGTTGGCCACAAGCGTTAACTTATTTTCAAATTAATATTCAAGATAAACAAGAATTCATTAAACATTATCTCGATAAAATTCAAAACGGGTTGTTTGTTGAAATTGGTGTATGTCATGGAACTACGTCAGATTTTATTTTAACACATAATAAAACATGCCATTTATATTGTGTAGATCCATATGTGTCTTATGACGACTATGAAGACGCATGTGCTAACGAAGTTAATGACGGATTATATTTATCAACAAAAACAAGGCTTGAAAGTAAATATCCTAATAGAGTTACTTTTATTAGAAAATTTTCTGGGAATGCTATCACATTTGTACCTGATGAATTGGATTTTGTATACATTGATGGTAATCACAAATATGAGTTTGTTATAAATGATTTGGAATTATGGTATTATAAATTAAAAAAAGGCGGATTTATAATTTGTGATGACGCCCATGACACAGACGAATCCTTACGAGATAATGAAGGAAATATGTTTATACAATGGAATTCAATTTCTTATGGTAAATATGGGGTCTATCACGCATGCAAGGATTTTACGAAAAAATACAATATTCCTTATTTTAAATTTAATGCACATATTTTAATATTTAAACCTGTTTATATATAAATATATAACTTTTTTAATTATAATATGGGCATTGACACAGTTTGTTTTGAAGCAATATTATTAGCATTACAAAAAACACATGATAGAACAAACCTTCTTACATTGGCAAGGCAACAGTTTCATAGAGACAATAATATTATCAATTCGTTGTTATTAAAATATAATTATAAAAATTTATTAAACAAATATAATTATCTGGATTATTGTGAAACATTTTTTAAAGATATCGGATTTACTACTATTGATTCAATAGACTGTAATAATTACGAAGAAGCCACCATTATTCATAATTTAAATTATCCTGTTTCTAATACAACCAAAAAATATAATTTTATATATGATGGCGGAACAATAGAACATATATATAATGCACCTCAAGTATGTGAAAATATCATTAATTTATTAGAAATAGGCGGCATTTTTTGTTCTATTACATGTAACAATAATTTTTCCGGACACGGATTTTATCAATATAGTCCAGAATTTTTTATATCCTCTTTTCAGCCTAAATATGGTATGAAAATTGAAATGTTATACCTTGCTCAACAAGATACAGATTTCCATACTTGGGTAAATGTAAACTATCTTAGTGATTTTATTTTTGGCAGAAATACTACCTCTTTTGATACAAATAAACCTGTTTACATAATTACTGTTGCTAGAAAAATATTTACCGAAAGAAAAAGTTTACTAACTAATTGTCCGAATCAATACTCTTATAAAAATATTAATTGGGTTTAGTTTAATTTTCTTGCTTAATCAGTATCTTGTTGAATAGTAGAAACATCTAATCCGTAATAATTTGAACCTTGAATAAAAAATGTTTTTATTGACCAATAACATTTAAAGTCCATTCTATTTTCAAAAAAATTGGTCATGTAATAATCAAAAGGCGCATCATAAATGATATTTGTATTTAAACAATGGTAAAACTTTTCTAACCCTTTGTAATTCCATATAAAAGCATCCGTACATCTTGTGTGAAATTTTCTCACTAAACGAAATTCGTCGGTATTATTTGTAATATCTTCTATATAAGTTTCAGGTAAATGACTTACTTTATCCCTATAAGGTAAAATATTATCACAATACGGTTTGCAAAATAAATCATTAGGATCACCTTTTCCAATATGTATTACATCCCAATCATTTCTCTTAGTATTAACAAAAGAAATAAATTTATTAAAATCACGAATAGTTGTTTCATCAATAAATACGTCACTCTCAAATATTAAAAATAATCCGTCCGAATAATTATCAACAATTGTTTTTAATACTTTTCTGTAATTCAAAAACAATGATATTTCCGATTTTTTCATACCACAATTTCTTAGTCTTTTCACTAAATTATATTTCACGTGTACGTCCATTATTTCAGGAGTTATCGTCTGTTTATATGTTGGACAGATAAATTCGATATTATAATCATTTAATCCTAACTTTGGTTTAAATACATTTTGTAGTCTTTTATATCGTTCCGGTTCAAATTCTGGTGAACTAATTACATATATTTTTGAAATCAAATTATAAGGTTTATCAAATAACAGATTTTTAATATCATTTGCTATTTCATTTAAATACCGTTCTAATTTATTATTATTAAAGATTGGTTTATTTATAATATCGATAAATTTATTTTTGTCTTCCATAATTTCTTTTATTTTTTTAATTAAGTCCGTTATCGAATTTTTATCACGTAATATAAGTATTCTTTCTGGATTAAAATAATTAGTAACCTTTGGTGAACCCCAATATATCGGTATTGTATTTGCTAATAACCCATGTAATATTTTTTCTGTAATATATGTATCTCCGACTGAATTTTCCATTGAAATTATAAATTTATATTCTCCGACTTTACTAATAAATTTCTCACTGTTATATACGTCTTTAATTTTTTCTATATTATTATTATAATCTCCTCCATAATCTACGCGAAGTACTTTATCTAATTCATTTAAAAAATAATTTCTTTCTTTCCCATTCGGATTTGAAATTATTGCGCATATATTTTTATCAGGTATTTTATCTATTTTTAAAATTGGGTTTTGTAATTTATTCATTAAATTTGAACAATATATATTAGGTATAAATAATGGCACATTAATTATGTTATTATGATTTCTCTCACCATATAATACACAAGAATAATTATTATGATAATTATTTAACCTAGACTCGCCTGAAAACAAAAATGAATATTTCCACTTTTTATCAAATAAAAAAGTTTTATTTTCAAATATTGTCTCCAATAATATGTCACTTTCATCCATATTTCCTAACTCAATATTTTCATTAAATACAAGTTTAAATAATTCAAGAAAAAAGTCTATATGAACTGGATTTGTTTTTTCTATAAATCCACTCCAAAAACCGAACACAAATAATTTCATTTAATCATTATATATAATTTGTTTTTATACTTATTACTATTTAAAATTATAATTTATCATAAGTTATTTTAACCAAAATAATATAAATCTATATATTATGGACGAAGAATATGCTATATTACTTATTATGAATTGTAAAAAATATGCAAAAAAAGCATTATATCAAAAAATAACTTGGTTAAAATCATTGAATCAATTAAAGTATTACCATGTTATTGGAGATGAATTACTAACTACGGATTTTTTATTTGACAATGAATCAAGAATTTTATGGATTAAAGTTGCCGACGATTATAATTCTCTACCACAAAAAGTAATAAAATCTTACGAGGCGATTAATAAGACATTTAATTATCAATATATTTTTAAAACAGACGACGATCAAATTTTGGTAAATACTGCCTTTTTTAATATAATCACAAATATTTTAACTAAATCAGTGGCGACCATTCATTATGGTGGATATATTGTTGATGTGAAAGAAAACTATTTATCTCAGTATAACAAACTACATCCTGAATTACCCGAAATGTTACCTATTCTTAAAACAAAATATTGTAGCGGACGATTTTACTTTCTCTCTAAAGAAGCAGTTTTATACCTACTAACAAAAAAATATTTAATATATCGCGAATTTTTAGAAGACTATGCAATTGGCTATCATTTAGACAATAAATTTAAAATAAATATATTAATGTTACAAACTAATAAATATTTTACAGATATTGAATTAAGTGACTTTCCAGAATTAGTTAAACAAGGTAAATTATAGCTATAAAACCATTTTTACCGAAGTCGACTTTTTTAAAGATATATTTGGTAACGTAGATTTTAAACTATTCATTGTTGCAGGGCTGCTCTTTTGTTTCATTAATTGTTCCTTATCTAAATCTATCATAACTCTTGTATAATTTGTATTTTTTTTCTCTATATCACTATAATCCTCGCGTTGTGTTACCGTTAATGGTATAATTAAATACCATTTATCTTTTTTTTGTAAATGAAACCAATATTTATCTATTGCGTACAATACATGTAAATGCGGGAACTTTAATAAATTTTCTATACCATTTCTAAAATTTTCTATTAATGTATTAAAATAATGACCATTTACGATATATCCGGTAGTTGTCTGGCATGAAGATACTTTAACGCATGTATCATCTATATTTTTATATGGTGGTACATTATTACCACCTATTATAATTACATCCCATTCCTTATGTTTATTTAAAAATTTATTTAATTGACTTATAAATAAATCAGAATTTAAAAACAATATATCATCTTCTACAATCATTACATGAGACCAATTGTTTTTTTTTGCAATTTCTAAACATTTCAAATGACTCATGCTACAACCTAATGCGCCATTTTCTAATTTTATTGCATTAAATCTTTCGGCATGAATACCAATATTTAATAGTTGTTTTTCTACATGCTCTTTTCTATCGGTACGACTTGCTAAATTTATATAAAATGCGTGTTTTATGTCAGAAATTGAATTCATATAGAATTATATTATATAGATAGAAACATTCTTTATGTTTCTATCTATATAATATAATTGTTTAAGTCATTATATCTTTATAAAAAATATTATTTAATTTGCGATATAAATTTTCTCTACAGTCATATATATGACTGTTGACAAAATTTATATCGCAAATCAAATAAAAAATATTACTCTTAATGAAACTACGCAAGACATGCTTAAATTAATTAATATAGGTAAAAATGCATCTAATGTATCTTCTAGATCTAAAATCGGAAACAATGTCGTAGATTATTTTACTTTTGTTGAAAGACTTGAAACAAAAGGAAAATATAACACTAATTTTTATGAATTTGTTGAACATTTTGACAAATTTAAAAATAAAAAATATATACAAACTATGTTGAATTATTATGATACAGTAAAAAACAAAAAAAAAACTAAAAATCATTACACTGTTTTAAAAGAAATATATAATATATGTATTAGTGCCATTAATATTATGCGACCTCTTAATTGTATGGAAATATTTACAAAATATAATAGCAAACATATTCTTAATTTTTGTGCGGGATGGGGCGGGTCTGCAGTCGCCGCAGCTGCTCTTAATATTCCTACTTTTTACGGCGTTGAAATTAATACTAATTTAAAAACAGCTTACGATAATATGATACCGTTCTTACAAAAATTCTCACAAACGAAATTTCAATTAATATTCGATGATGCGTTAAATATTGATTATTCAAAATTATATTATGATACAGTATTTACGTCACCACCATATTATTTTATAGAAAAATATTCACATAACGTAAAATATGCGTCAAAAAAAGAAATGAATGAGCTATTTTATAAACCAATTTTTTCTAAAACTTATGAACATTTACAAATAGGAGGCTACTTTATTATCAATGTTTGTAAAGAAGTATTTGAAAATGTATTAATACCTTTATTAGGTACTCCCTTTGAATTCTTTCCGTTAAAAAAATCAAAACGACAAAACAATTATACTGAGCTTGTGTATGTATGGATTAAAAATTAACACCACCTAAAGTTATACGCGGTTTTGGAACAACTCTATTTTGTACATGATTGGGATGAAAATAATTTAATCTTTGACTATATTGTGATATAACAGGATACTGATGATTTGGATAAGAACGGGTATTATGGTAAGGATGTGATTGAATAGAGTGATCTTCGTCGTATACGTTCGTTGGTCCTTGATGAAAATTATTAAATGAATCAACCGCAATGTCTTTCTTTTTGTCTTCCATTATTTGTTTTTTTAACGATTCTGGAACTTGTTTTCCAATTGTAATCAAATATTTTGCCAAATTTTCTCTTTTTTCGCTTGTAGTAGGATAATAAGGAATATTTGTCCAATCTTGAGTTGTTACTACTTTTTTTTTGATTGATTTTATTTTATCCGGATTAATTATTTTTCGTTTAGGTTCTCTCAAATCATAATTATAATGTTCTTCATTTTCAAAAGGTATATATACTAAAAATGTAGCTATATTTATATAAAATATTTTATCATTATTTATTACATAAATATTATCATTTGGGTTTTCTGATTTATCACTTATGTTATATTGTAATTTATTGATTGTTCTAATACCATCTATACCATTATCATATTCTCCTCTCCAAGGATCTTTTTTAGATATTATTCTTGATATTCCATCAAATAATTGCAATATCTCTGGACTTCCTATCTTAAAAAATATACTTCTATCTACAATTAATCCTGCCGCATCACATCTTTTTTGTAATACATTATCTTCCATACCCCACCCCCAAAAACACGGATATCCATTTATTCTTTCAAAATCTACACCTTTTATTACTACTATTCCACCTAGAGCATAATTAAATCCATAATGATGTTTTACTATACCAAAATCAGTTTCATATGTAAATATTTTATGAAATGGAATTGTATCCACATCATTAAATATAAATGTAATATTTTTGTAATCATTTGGATACTTGTTTTTTACTGCTAAAAACCCGATATTTTTTGTTGCTCCACGATTAAATGTTCTAGCATCACATTGATGAGAGAAATAAATTTCATAATCATTACAATCTTCTAAAATAAAACTCATATATTTGCTAAAAAAAAACTTTTGTTGAATTCGATTTCTATAAGGAACAATAAACACTTTTTTAGGCACAATACTTGTATTTTCTGTCATTTTTATAAATTTTTATTTTATTTTTAAATCAATAACTTATTGTTACTTTTATAAAAATTATAAAAAAAATGAATTTATATATACTTATATTAATACACTAATTAAATTATTTACAAAATGGAAAATTACCCAAGATTACAAATTATTTCACTTATTGACACCAAATGGGCTAATCATATTTATAAATTTATACAAGAATATCCAGAATTTATACCTTATGTGTATGTCGCACCTTTATATAAATTAGAGCCGATACCATATCCTCATATTTCTTCATTATTTCATGGTATTATTCATTATATATGTTCTGCTGGTGTTCGTTATAGTTATGCATCTAAACAATGGGATTATATACATACTTTCCTTAATCACGATTCATGGGATACTATTATGAATTCTATTTATCAATTATCTATAGATAAAAATATACAACCTAAAAAACGTCTTATATATTTTAATTTATGTCAAGTTATGAATAAACATAACCTTAATCATATGAATATTACTATATCTCATTTAAAATTATTACAAAAAGAAGTAAAAGGAATTGGTCCTAGTTGCGTTGCTTGGTGTAAAAAATATTTTACTATGGATGATGATTGTATTGAATATACTGACATTGGATTTATTACAGGTTTTAATCATTTATATCAAACACATAATATTATTACACGAAAACAAAAAATTAAAGAATGGATTGATAAAGGATTTGGTAGAATTGCTAATTTAATGGTTTCTAATATTAAACCTAATATGCTACCTAACCCCAAATTTACTGGAGTAACATTAAATTATATTAAATAACATATTTAATTTACAAAAATTACTTATATTTTTTTAATATTTGTGAAGGTACTAAATCTTCTTTAATTTTATCTAATTTTTTATAACATTTATTAATGGTAACTTCACTTGTTTCACTAACATTTTTTACGGCCGTCTTTGTTATATTTAACTTACATATCTGTGATACAAAATAGACTATTCCTGCGGCAATTGACGGTGGTGTATTTTCGGGCATAATATTTTGGGCTTCTATTTTTTTTGATATAAAATGACATAACTTTGTTAATTCATTGTTTATATTTAATTTACTACAATATCTTTCTATAAACGATTCTGGGGTTGTTTTACCAAAATTTGTCTTTTCTTTATCATCCATATCTTTTTCTAAATTATTAATTATTGTCATCGCATTTTTACATCCTTTGGTTGCACTTGTTACGTCTAAATGAAATATTTGAGCTATTTCTTTTGCTGTTCTAGGTAAATTATTCTTTCGACATGAAATATAAATTGAGGCCGCCAATATTCCGTCACGATTATCACCTCTAAACGTTAAATCAAACTCTGATATTTTTTTATGATATCTTATTGCATCGTCTATAATCATTTTTGGTACACCTGCATTATGTGCCATCGTAGTTATAATCTGAAATTCGTCGTATTGAGACTTTTCTTTATAGGGCATTGATTGCCATTCAGTATATCGTCTTATTTTTCTCATTTCATAAGACATTGGGCCATTTATTAACACTTTACATCCATAAGATGACTCTTCTAATAACGGATTTATTGGCATTCCACACCTGGTTGGATCACTACATTGTTTATCGTCTACACCATAATATCTCCATTCCGCCGAATGATCTACTATATCCTTATAAATTATTCCACATCGCGGATTCGTGCATACTAAAAACCCTTCTTCCGAAAATGCTAATATACCGTCACATTTTTCACATAATTCGCGATTCCCAGATGAACCATAAATACATTCCAATGGTGGTAGTATTTCTTCATTTTTAGTTATATTCATTTCATTGTGTAGTAATTTCCATAATTCTGTTCTATTTGTCTGATTTATCCTATTTTTTTTACTCATCTGTGTTTATTGCTTATTATATATTATAATTTTTAATTCAATTTTAATTTTTTTAATCTTCTATTTTATATATGGGCAATAATGTATCATCCAAGAATTCAAATAATAGAGACTTTGATAATTTTTATAATTTGCTAGATTATATTTCTACCTATTATATTTTAACTATGAATTTTAAAAGTTTAAGTAAACTATCTGAAAAAGCATATTGTGATAAATTAGTAATATTAACCAGTGACATTATCGAAAAATATTTTAACGATATAGAAATTAAATATTTACACTATCGTATAAAAAATGGAGTTGAAGTTAATGAATTAAATACTGAAAAAGTAATATTTGTCAATAAAGATTCATTAAATGATTTAGATATATCTAATGACGAACAAAAAACTATTAGAAAAAAAAGAGTTTGTATCGGAATCGCTAAATATTATATTAAAATCGCACATATTTTTGCTGCTATTGTTATGACTATTAATCCTGTTTATATGTATAAAGATGTGTCAGGTAATATTATTAAAACAGGATTACTCGAAAAAGACACTATTCCTAAAAACGTCAATAAAAAATTATTCAAATTAAATATATGTGATAACCGAATTCGTGCGTTAAAACGTGGCGAGATATATGACGCCAGCGGTAATAATATTAATATTTATCCTAATGCATGTGACATTAATCTTCATACATTAAATAATACGGTTAACTTAGAAGAAGAACATGGAATCCCTGAATTATTAATGTTATATTTTGACGACAATTATGATTATTCGAATGGAATGTTTACTGGTATGAGTGATGCAACTAAAAAACAGTTTATAAAAGACTTAAAAACTTTTTATACTGCATTTACCGGAAATACGTCTATGCCAGATAATATTACTAAATTTAGCGATATTAAATTAAACCATTATAGTAATAAAAGTACCTGTAAAAGTACCAAAACTAATACTACGCCTTTTACAATAAACAAAAACGATAAACTTTTTATTTCTTATGCAGAGAATATTAAAAATATGATACAAAATGCATATAATAATCAGCAAAAACTATTATCTGTTATTAATGATTTATTTGTTTATATTAACGACCCTTATTCAAAAAAACAAGTTATTCGAATTAACCCAAAATTAACAGAGGACTCATTGCAAAAAATTGTTGAAAAAACAAGAAAAATAATTATTGATTTATATGTTAAATGTGAAACAGATTACGTAAATGGTATTAAAATTTATGAGGCAATCGTAGAGACTAAAATACTTGAGACAACACAAAAACAAATCGAAGTATTAAAACAGGAAGCTAACAAAATTGCAAATAATATATCTTTAGAAACTAAATAATTTTTTCTATAATTATATATATAATGGTAAAAACGCGTTCAGGTAAAACTTTGAAACTTTATCCTAAAGAATGTAGAGGAAAACCACTTAATAATTGTAGAAGATCAAGAAAATGTAAAACCACTAAACCAGGCATACGTGCATCTTATTGTCGTAAACGTAAAAATACTACACGTGCATAATATTATAAATTATATATTATTTTTAATTTATAATACTTGTCCTACTGATCCAAATAATTTACGAGCATTTAGCAATGCCTGCCTTTTTAATGCTATATTTGCCTTTTTTAACGAACCCGTCGTATTAAGAGTTTTTTTAGCCGCGTGTATTGCTGTAACCCATCTTTTACCTACTTTTTTTGTTTTATTTTTAAATTTTTTATTATTTTTTGTTTTTATCATTTACATTATACTTATATTTTTTATTAATATCATAATATAATTGCACACTTATTATTTCATATATTTAAATTTATGAAATAATATTTTTAGACATATTTACATATAAATATTAATAGTCTAAAGATTTTTATGGTAATGGTTTAAGCACGGGCACGACTTGCTGCTGCGGCGCGACTTGCTGCCGCAGATGCAGCACGACTTGCTGCTGCTGCGCGAGATGCTGCACGAGATGCAGCGCGGGATGCCGCACGAGCACGAGATGCGGCGCGAGCACGACTTCTGGACATTGAGCGGGAAGCATAACGACGACGAGTTTTCATTTATATATATATATCATAAAAAAAAATTTAAACGACTTTTTTTTTCCTTAATTAAAATCAATCCAAACTTTATTCATATTATGCCACCACATTTTATCTCCCTTTTTAATATTATAAATTGTTCTAAATGTAATTGCCCTAGATAAAGGAATATTTGTCCTATATTTGTCTAAAGGATGTGGATTTGTCTTTAATTGTGCTAGTAATGCTTTTTTCGATATTTTTTGTTTTTGTTGTATAGCAAAATATACGAAAAATAACCTAAATGATAATTCCTGTTCGACAATTATCTCTGAATGTTTCAATTGTAAATCTAACAAATATTCTAAACATATTAATAATCCAGATAAATCTGCTAAATCTTCGCCAAGTGACGGACGAGCATCAAATTTTATACCGTCCCGTAAAGCAAATACTTCATATTGTTTTACAATATCATCTTGTATTCGTTTATATATTTTTTTATCTTTATTTGTCCACCAATCATGCAACACACCATTTTCATCGTATTTACTACCCCAATCGTCTAAAGAATGCGACATTTCATGTGCAATTGTAAATCCGACCCTTGCTAAATTATATTCTATTCCACGTTCTAAATCCACAAACGGTTTTTGTAAATATCCAGTTGATATAAATATTTCGTTTTTAGTAGGTATATAATAAGCATTTACCGCATAAGCTTGAGTGCCTATTATTTTTGGAGGGGTTATATTCCAATCGATTACGGGTAAATCAACAATTTTTTTACCATTTAAATCAATTGCCAGTTTATGTCTCCATAACGATTTTTTTACAATATTTCCCCACGCGTCATCTGCTTTATAATCTAATAATGGGTCTTCAATCAATTCTTTTGGCGAACCAATTAATATTTTTATTTTTGTTAGTTTTTCTAATGCCTTTTTTTTTGTTTTGGGTTGTAACCATTTATTTCGATATATTATTCTTATAAATACTAATCTTAAATCATCTGCCATAGAAGTTACGTAATTTTCAATTTCCGTATTTCTATATTTATCAATATATGCATTTGTTAAAAATGTGTTAAAAAAATAACATTCTAAAAATACCGGTTTTAACGCATCATCAATTATACCTTTTAATCCTAATTGATATATTCCAAAAAAATCATAATATATGTCATGACCGCTCTTACTAAATCTTTGTTGTTGTCTTATATATAAATATATCCAATATTCTCTCCATTCTTCTGAATTCCATTCGTCTAACAATAATTTTGTTCCACACAATAAATAATTGGAACTTGAGGTTATGAATGAATCGGGAACTTTTTCAAATCCTAATTTTTTTGCAAATATTTCCCAATTAAAATTAAAATCATTTAATGCTTCCTCTTTTGTTATTAAATTATAATTATCAGATATATCTGTTTTTATTAAATTACATCCCATTGCACTTAATAGTTTGTATTCACAGTTAAATATATTTTCTACCTTAAACTCGTGATCTTTACCAAATGCATTTTCAAATAATTTTTTCAAATAATCAATATATCTTTTTTTATATTGTTTTTTATAATTTACATCTAAACCATCTTGAAAATATACATTGATATCAATTAAAGATACTGATGGCGGATTTATAAATGATTTATAAAATGTCGGATTTAAATCGTCTGGATTAATGGTCCATATAAACGGACAACCTAAACTAGTTAATTCGTTTGAATTTAAAAAGGCCATTATTTCCCATAAATTATTTTTATCTTTTCTAAGTTCATCAAACATATTTAATATATTTTTTGCAACATATCTTTGCTGTTCATCCGTATTTAATTTCAATAACGAATCATATGTATTTTTAATTGCAATCGCCTTTTTAGTGGCTTTTGTTTTAGGATTAGTAAAATAATCTATTAATAACTCATTTAATTCTCTATAAACTTTATCTTGTGTAATTCTAAAATCATCTATTTGTGCTACATAATTAATATCTAAATTTAAATTTAAATTATCAGTATTTAACCATTTTTCATTTATATACGTATAATAATCATCTGTTGGTTTAGTTCCTATAACCTGATTCGCTTTTTTTAATTTTCGTACTACGTCGTCTGCCAATTCCGTCTGATTACTATAAAAATCCAAATTATTTTTTTTAAATATTTCTGCCAAATTTGATTCAAATGCTATGTATTTATTTGTACATACATTGTTTTTTTTCTTTATTAAAATATTTGATTTTACGTATGTTGGGTTTATTTTTTTATATTTTTTTTTCGTCTTATTCGTAATTTTATTTAATATTTTATATTTGTATGAACGACCCATATAAAATAGTAATATATTATTTTTTAAAGGTATTATGTTAATTAATTGATAAAAACTTTTCGTAGATAATTTTATAAAATATGCAGAAGTTAAATATAACAGAAAAATTATTAAATAATGAGTTTTTAAAAGATAGAAAAAATAAACCTAATATACCAATGTTGGTCACAACACAATACATACACTTAGACGACATACTAAGAAATATCACTGATTTAATAAAAGATGTATTAATGCCATTCTTACATATAACCCGTTTTCTATTTGTTTAAAATAGACCGCTCTTGGATCGTCATCAACTTCTTTATCTATTTCGTCAACTCTCGGAAATGGATGCATTAATATCATATGTGATTTTGCTAATGTCATTATATCTTTATTGATACAATAAGATGACTTTACTTTTTCGTAGACTGTATGATTGTTAAATCTCTCTTTTTGAATACGCGTAACATATAATATATCTGCGTGTGAAACTGCTTCTTCTAATTTATCTACTACAATCTGTTCTATTCCGAATGTTTCAACTACATACCCATATACTTCGTCCGGTAATTCCAATTCTGGCGGTGAATAATACATAAATTGTATCTTCGGAAATTCCTTATTAAATTTCCAATTATAATTATACATAATCGCTAATAAATATATTAAAGAATGGACCGTCCTACCATTTTTCAAATCACCTACAAATACAATTGTTAATTTTGATTTTATTATTCTTAAATCTAATTCATTAACTATTGTAAATAAGTCTAATAATGCCTGAGTCGGATGTTCGTCTGTACCATTTCCAGCATTAATTATTGGTTTATTCGAATATTTACACGCAATATTAATCGCATTTTTATCCGGATGTCTTAAAACAATTATATCCGCATAAGACGAAATAGTACGAATCATATCTTCAAATGTCTCTCCTTTTGCTAAAGAAGAAAACTCTTCATTTATGGTTATTGTCGATCCACCTAGACGCTGCATAGCAGCCTGAAAACTACACGCAGTTCTTGTTGACGGTTCAAAAAATAGCGTACAAAGAATAGAACGATTATAATTTACTCTTGTATGATCCAATTGAAATTTTTTTGCAATATCGATAATTTGTATAATATTATTAAATGTCAATGTTTTGACTGATATAATATTATCAATTTGTCGTAGTTTATTACTATCCATACTAATAAACTACGACAAATATCTTTAATACTTATTTCCCGTAAATATTTTATACATATTTATTTATAAAAACCTCTCTCGCAATATTTTTCAAAATTTTCGTTTCTTTTTCAAAGTCATTATCTCCTAGGCCACCCATCGTTTCTATTACAAGTATATCATACTTATCGGAATATTTAGATGTACTTGTTCCACAGTCTGGATACCTTTTTTTAAATTCTTGTATTAATAACATATTTTTATTGGTTGTTTTTTTTATTAACTTTCGTGTTTTTGTATAATTTTCGTCTTCCTTCTGCCAAATATTATCTTCTTTAACATAGAGAACCTCTCTCTTCTTATCCGTACAATGTAAAGGCCTTTGAGTTATATCTAATTCTTTTAAGTTCTTGATAATAATATTGGATATTCCATTGACAAACCCAATCTCTCCGACTTTTTCGAAATCATCGTATTCAATTTGAAGAGAATTAATAAACTCTGACATATTCATAGCATCTTTACACGTTTCATTTAAAAATAAATTTAAATTAAACGTTTTATTATTACTATTATTTATATTAGTTATATTATTACTATTTGATATAGAATTATTGGTAATTACTCCAGATTTCATTACTTCTATAATAGTATTTTTCATAATTTCGTTGTTTTCTTTCATTAAATACATAAATAGTTCTTTGACATTATCTTCCTTTTCTTCAAGTATGATCCCATTACACTTTTTTTTATGTCTCCATAACCCAGAATAATCGTTATATTGTTTGCCACATATACATTTAAAATTGTTTGCTACTTTTGCTACTTTTTTCATTGCTAAACATTGAAAATCATTGCTAATATGTTTTTGCGTGCGCAAATGTTTTTCATAATTATTTTTTTTTGACGTATTATAGTCACATTTTTCGCAAATAAAATTTTTGCTACTTTTGCTACTTTTTTCATTGCTAAACATTGCTTGTTTTATTAGACAAATATTTTATTTTTTTAAAGATAAAAAAAATTATGCTAACAAAATTTTGATTTTTCATTTTCATTTGTTACCTTAATTTTTTTTATGGTAACAAATTTAACTTTTTTCAAGGAAATCCTTGCGATTCTAGAAAATGGACATTTTTAAAATGTCCAAAATTAACTTTCCCAAAATACTTTCCCCAAAAATTCTTGTTTTTCTTGTTTTATATATTCAAAAACTACTTAAAGAACAAAGTATTTTCATTCCCTCAAATATATAAAAAATTGAATACTTATTTAGTTTGAAATAAATAACAATATAAAATATGAACGAAATTACACAACTAATTAATAAACTTGTTACTGATAAAGTGCAATATCAAATGAATGAATATTCTAGATTTCCAGAAATAAATTTTGAAGAAATATCACACGCCTTATCACAACATACAAAAAATAATATACAATACTACTTTCCTAGGCATATTGATAAGTATGATGTTATAATTAATATTATTGAAAAGATGAATATTATAAAATTTGACAATTTAAAGTTTATTTTTGTTAAAAAATTAGAAAGTCATAATTCTTGTTCTCAAAATACCCATAATAATAATAAAATATATACCTCAACAAATGTAGATTATTACAGAGTTTATACGAATTATTCGTTTTATATAAACTTATTTATATATAATGAGGATATAGTTGATGATCGTATTTCGTTTACGAATGGTACACCTAATCGTACACCTAAAATTGAATATGTATTTCCTTATTTTCCTCAATATGCGTTTACTTTATATTTTGGAAATTATTGCCCCTCTGATAGCTATGCTATAGGATTACGAATTTATTTTGTTAATGAGGAATTCAATAAATATTCATTAACAATTGAAAGGTTAAAAAATTATACACTTAGTGATATTAATAGTGATATTAATGATGATTACTTAATAAAAAACAAATTATTTAAAGAATTTTTAAATAATTATATAAAACCATGTGTAACAAAGCAAATATTACCAGAATTATATTTACATTATTTGTCTATATTGCCTGAAATTCATAAACATAAATGGTTATTTTCAAATGTTGACAATTATAGATTTACTGAAAGTTTACAACAATTAGAAATGTCGAAAGAAGAAAACATGACATTGCAAAATAAATTAGATAACAAGATTATTGAATTATATAATACCACAAATGATTTAATGTATTTTAAAGAAGAAAATGAAAATTTATTACAAAAAATAAAACAATTAGAACAAGAATTAACAACTAGGGATATGTTAGTATCCAATTTACAAATAGAAAAAACTGAAAGTAAAAATATAATAGAAAATAATACTGAACAAATTCAAAAGTTACAAGATAAAAACAATTATTTAGAAAATGAATTATTAGAATATATGAAAAAAAACAAATCATTATCTATCAAATTAGAAACAACTACAGATTTACTTTGCAAATTACAAATGAAAGACATGGATAATTAATATATGAAAACTACTTAAAGAGTCTTGTTAATAACCACTTCTTTTACAATATTTTTCAGAATTTTGGTTTCCTTTTCAAAGTCATTATCTCCTAATCCACCCATCGTTTCTATTACCAGTATATCAAATTTGTCCGAGTACTTGGATGTGCTGGTTCCACAATCGGGGTACCTTCTTTTAAACTCCGGTATTAATAACATATTTTTATTGGTTGTTTTTTTTATTAATTTACGGGTTTTTGTATAATTTTCGTCTTCTTTTTCCCATTTATTATCTTCTTTAACATAGAGAACCTCTCTCTTCTTATCCGTACAATGTAAAGGCCTTTGAGTTATATCTAATTCTTTTAAGTTCTTGATAATAATATTGGATATTCCATTTACAAACCCAATCTCTCCGACTTTTTCAAAATCATCGTATTCAATTTGGAGAGAATTGATAAACTCTGACATATTCATAGCATCTTTACACGTTTCATTTAGAAACACGTTTAAATTAAACGTTTTATTATGACTGTTTACTGTATTATGACTGTTATTTGTAATACCGTTTTTTACTAATTCTGATACTGTATTTTGTTGAACAATTATTAAATTTTTTAATTCAGAGTTTTCACTTATTAATGTTTTAATTATTTCTGTTAATTGTTTATCTTTTTCTTCATTAGTTTCTTTACATTTGTTTCTTTCTAAACATTGTTTTTTATGTTTCCATAATCCATTTCTTGAGTTATATTTTTTAAAACAGTTTTCACATTTATATAATTCACTAATGACTTTTTTGTCTTTTTTTGCGTCACCTATGTCTCCTTTTGACATTGTAATATGTTTTATCGTATTAATATGAATGTTATATTTTGTTTTATTACACGTATTAAAGTCACAAATATTACAAGTATATTTTATGACTTTTTTTGACCTTTTTTTGTCACCTAATGTTTCCATTTCTTTAGACAAATATTTTATTTCTAAATTAGTTTTTTAATAAATTTAAAAAATTATGCTAACAAAATTTTGATTTTTCATTTTCATTTGTTACCTTAATTTTTTTTATGGTAACAAATTTAACTTTTTTCAAGAAAATTCTTGGGATTCTGGAAAATGGACATTTTAAAATGTCCAAAATTAACTTTCCCAAAATACTTTCCCCAAAAATTCTTAATTTTTCTTGTTTTATATAATATATTAAAACAACTTAAAGAATATAAAAAAATTAATTTAAAAAATTGAATTCATTAAAAATAGTAACATAATATACTATTTTTAATGAATTCAATGTTTAAAATGAGAAGCAGTTTATTTTGGTTTAAGCCAATTGTATCAGTCCCGTTAACTATTATATTATTATTTGTTACCGTTTATTTATTAGTAACAAATAATAATGATTTATTAAAAATGTGGTATATTTACTCAATGAGTGTCTTATTGTTTATACGAATATGCGAATTTATTGAAATAAAATATACACACTTTTTATTAGAGTTTTGTTATTATATAAATATTCTTTATTTGATATTTCTGTACAATAACATTAATACGGATTACTTATATCCTATATTACACGGTCCATTAATTTTATACAGTATTATATTCGGCGATACAATTATACCACATAAACTATCAAAAACATTAACGTTTGCATTACATACGTATGGGGCAATCGTTAGTTGGAAATTAAATAATCCAAACACAAATGTGAACATTGATTTTAATACATATTTTAAAAAAGTATATATTATCTATTTGAGTTGGTTTTTATTTTATATGTTTTATTTATTTAATTATGATGATACATCAAAAAATACAACGATTCGTTATATGTTGAAGTTAGAAGATATTCGTATAAATATATCATTTCTAACAAAATTAAATTGGTTGATAGGTCATTTAATTATTGTATTATTTTGTTGTTATATCGGAATTTTATCTAAATATTATACGTGGTTTGACAACAGCATGATGATAATTACAATAAGTGTAGCTATGTATAATTTTTATAAATATTATAAAAAAAATAAACATTTATTAACGAGTATTTAATCTAGAATTTATAGCATCAAATAAGTCATCTTCGTATACTAAATTACCAGAAGGTTTATACGTATTAATAGGCGTATATTCTTTTTTTTTATCTTTTATATCTGTTGGTTTTATGATAAAATTGTTATCAATTAAATTAAATGAATCTTTGTCGACCTCTTTTTCCTCTTTAGAATCTTCGACTAAGCCAAAAGAATTGACAGTAATCCCTGTTTTTTTCTTAAATTCGTTCCTAATATAAGAAGGAATATAATGTGCCCAACTAATTATTAATAAATTTGGATGTGTATAACGGACAGCAAATCCGTTCTCTTTTAATTTACTTATTAAATAAGCAATACAAGACGCATTATCATACTGAATAGCATTTAATATGATTTCAGGAACAATATATAGACAAAATTGTTGATTTTTTTTTGCTTCTATTTTAATTTTATCATGGACTTTTTTTAATACTTTGTTATATGTTTTCAGTTGAATTAAGTCACGTTGTTGTTTTTTTTCGTATAATTCATCTATATTAATTTGATTTATTAAGGGTTCATCATTATCAAGTAAAAAAATATTTGACATTTTTACAATTATAATAGAAAAAAACTAATAAAAAGAAAAGTATTAAATATGTATGACAATAAAACATTTGGTTATTTCTGGAGGTGGTCCTATAATGGTCCAAATATTAGGCGCTATACAACAGTTAGAAAACAATAAATTTATAAATATTGCAGATATTGAGTCTATTTATGGTACCTCTGCGGGTGCAATCGTAGGTGCATTAATATGTTTAAAATTTGATTGGGAAACGATTTATGATTATATTATAAAACGTCCGTGGCAAAATGTCTTTACAATAAAAGTAGAAAACATATTAGAAGCTTATTCAAAAAAAGGTTTATTTGACATAAGAACTATTGAAAAATGTTTTAAACCTTTGTTAGATGAAAGAGATATACCAATTAATATTAATTTAGAGGAATTTTATAATAAAACAAAAATAGAATTACATTTATATGCGTTTGATATTAATGAATATAAAGTGGAAGATATTTCTTATATAACACATCCAAAATTAAATTTATTAACGGCTTTACAAATGAGTTGCGGAATTCCTGTGTTAATGAAGCCAATATGCGCCGGCGATAAATGTTTTATAGACGGCGGAATATCTTGTAATTATCCGTTAAATTATGCAATTAAATCGGGAAAACTCGCAGACGAAATATTAGGATTTAAAAATAAATATAAAAATAATAAAAACTATGTTACTGAAGAGTCTTCTTTATTGGATTTTTTATTGAATTTTTTATTTAAAGCTATATTTAGCTTAAATACCGACGATAAACAACCTACTATAGAAAATGAAATTATATGTGAGGCGGATTATTTAAGTTTAGAAATATTAAACGATGTATTAAGCAGCTCAGAAATACGTAAAAAAATGTGGGGTGACGGTATGACCGCGTCCACAAAATTTTTAGAGAATTTGAAATATATACTACAAACCCGTGAAGAAATGCCTCCATAATATTTTCCATATCATTACCCATCTTCTTGAAAAATTCAATTATGTTAGATCTGAAATTAATGCGGAATAATCATAGTTAGTCCCAACAATAGTTATATTTTTATTTGTCCTATAAAATGAGTATTATAAATGAGAAAAGGTGTAAATTATAAAACAGTATTTAGAAATTGCAATAAAGTATCTTTAGTAGGTTTAGCGTCATATTCAATAACTTGTCCCTCTTTAATAAGTTTAATAGTTGGATATCCTTCAACATTATATTTATTCATCATTTTATCAACTTCGGTAGTTTCTTCTGAGCAATCTACTTCAGTGAATATAATTTGATAACCATTTATGGTTTTATTTTGATATTCATTTTTAAGTTGGTCCCAAATAGGTTTAGCGGTCTTACAATGCGGACACCAATTAGCAAAGAAAAAAAGTAACTCGGCAGAATTAGATGTATTTTCTGATAATAATTCGTTGTTTGGTTTATATGCCGATTTTAGTTTTGGCAAAACATAATAATAATAGTAGAGAACCGCGATAACTGCAAAAAGAATAAGTAACGCAATAATAATATAGGTTGTTGTATTTATTCCTCCTCCTACTTTAAAATTAGATAAAAGAGAAGAAGTGTATCCTTGATTATTCAGATTTATAAAATTATTACTTGACATTTATATATTCTATAGAATAAATTAAAAAACTATTTTAACGAATATAATTATTTAAAAAGATATGTAGAGAATAATATAAGAATGTTATTTAAAAATAGTAATGGAGAATTAATAGAAATAAATAAATATGATTTTAAAAATGATAAGATATATTATGAAAAAATAATGGAGTTAAAACAATTAGTAAAAGAAAAATCGGCTAAATTAAAAAAAACTTTTAATAACAAAGATAAAGAGGATACCAATAAAAATAGTGAAAATATAACTGCAAATTAAATTCATATTTAGTTGAGAAGTTACTGTTGTTTTATTTGACGACGATAATGCGGTTCTTAATAAATTAGTTTGATGCATATTTAAATATATAGTATATCCTAATATAACAAGGGCAATCACTTTCATAAATAATGAAGTTTTAAAGAAATTGCTCAACGGACTTACAACAAATAAAAAAATAATAAAAATAGAGATAGCTGAACATAAACAAAGTTTTTTTGTAGTATTTGTGAAAATTGTTAAATTAAAAGTATTATTATCGTTAGAATCCATTAATATTACAATATATTTAAATTTTATTAATATATTATAATATGGCGCGGTTATTTAATTTAGGTCTTAATCAAAAAAAATTTGATGGAAATCAAAAAATAATTGGGGGTTCGGTTAACACAGGTTGTACGAAAGGTCGTGGTTCAACGACCCGACAATTAAATTACTGTAAAAATAATTCGTCGAACCCAGAATTATGTATAAATTAATTTATTAATATAATTCCTCAAGAAGAATTAAGCGGATTTATTTATAGCTTTGATTTTGCGGGTCAATCTGAACCCGATATTGAAACGATTCAAACTTTTGTTACCAATTATTAATGTTAACAGTAGTTTTACTGATATAAGTATAAAAACTTATGTAGTAGGTACAATAATAACTGTTCAAATGAATTTTATTTATACGGATAACGGAAGTGACGACGGTTTAAGTTTTGGTAAAATTATAAATATAAACGGAACCGATATTTATGTATATCAGTTTTATAATTTTTATTCAAATTTAACAATAATAGATTTTGGAAATATTCCGTTATCAAGAAATTCACAGGTTTTTTCGGGAAGTCCTAGTCAATTTTCTGGTACTCAGACATTTATGGAAAGCGGTTTAAATAATATAATATTTAATACAATAACCGCTCCTAAAATTTTATCAAACACTTATTTAAGTTTATGTTTTAATGGAATGCAATATTTTAATTCAAATATAAGTAATTGGAATACAAGTAATGTAATAGATTTAAGTCTTACTTTTTTTGGATGTATAATATTTAACAATGGTGACGTAAGTGGAGGATCAAATAATCCGTTGTCATGGGATGTTAGTAATGTAAAATCTTTATATGGAACTTTTGCATATTGTTTCTCATTTAACCAAAGTATATCAAATTGGAATGTAAGTAACGTTCATGGATATTTGGATATGTATGGGACATTTTATAATTGTAGTTCTTTTAACCAAAACATAGGTATGTGGGATACAAGTTCTGTTACAGGCATGGGTTCAACATTTTATCAATGTAATGTTTTTAATAACGGTGAAATAGGAAATACTGGTTCAAGCCCGTTAAATTGGAATACAAGTATGGTAATAGATATGTCAAATATGTTTAAAAATTGCTCTAATTTTAATCAACCAATCACATATGATATCTCAAATAATTTTTGGAATACATCTAGTGTAACTAATATGGAAGGAATGTTTTTAAATGCTTCTCTCTTTAATAACGGTTATCTAATAGAAGATAATACTCATCTGATGAATTGGAATATTAGCATGATTACATTAAATTCGCAGTTTGGAACTGGTAGTTTATTAACTTTTTATCCGTCTCCGGGAACAAGTAATAATAATATGTTTTCTAGTTGGTAAAAATCATAATTTACAAGTTTTTTTATAGTAATATATTAGTATAAATGGATAAAACGCGTAAAACCCGAAAAAAAATGAAAAATAAAACAAAGCGAGTATTTACGAAAAAGGATTATATATCGGGAGATGGTATGATGACAAAAATATGGGGGCCTCCAACATGGTTTATGTTACATACAATTAGTTTTAATTATCCAAATAATCCGACGCCAGAAGAAAAAACACGATACAAAAACTTTATTTTAAATTTACGTTATGTATTACCTTGTAAATATTGTAGGATGAATTTAACAAATAATTTAAAAAAAATGCCCTTAACCATGAAAGATTTAGAAAATCGTGAAACATTCTCTCGTTTTATTTATGAACTACATGAAATGGTGAATAAGATGTTGAATAAAAAATCAGGATTATCTTATGCAGATGTGAGAGAAAGATTTGAACATTTTCGTTCACGATGTACTGAAGAAAACCCGAAAGTATTTACATTTAAAAACGTAAAAAAAGAAAAAGAAAAGGGATGTACCGAGCCATTGTATGGTAAAAAATCAAAATGTATATTAAATATAGTACCCCAAGAAGATAGAAGTGCGACTTTAAAAATAAATAAAGAATGTATTAAACGGAGAGATATTTAATGATGTTTTTGATGTTTATATTCGACAAATTGAAAATTAGATAATTTAATTATAATTTCAAAAGCAATATTATTAGAGATTACTAATTGTATAATCTTTGCCATAATCGCATTTTTATCGTTAATAATCTCTTTAAAGGATATATTATAAAGAAGACAAATGTTTGTAAGAATAGACGCATAAGTAAGATATTTTACTTCTCTGTAATTAATAGAGCAAGAAATAATATGACTTTCATTAAGATTACAAGAGAGAAGTTCATCTGAGTCCATCTTTTTTTTATATAATATAGTATTAAATTTATATATATTATCACGCGATTTATTCGTGTTATAATTATTGTATAGGGTATTTGGTTGTTGTTTGTGAATCATATTTTAATTGTGAAATAAAACGAATTTTAACTTTCAATTTTATTACATAATTCTTCTCTCTCAATTTGATATTTTTCAGATAATTTTGTCCTCATTTATATTAAATAAGTAAAAATCTTTAATATAAATTTCGTAAATGTTTTACATACCAAATTGAGAAAAATCATTAAGAACTGGTTGAGGTAAAAATTGGTCGTTAATAGCATTGTAATTTGGTACTGCTTTGCATGTTATACTTGGTTCAGGGCATCTTGCACATGCTGGACAAGGTGGACACTTATTTTCAGTTGTATTTCCAGCAGATAAACAAGCCGGACATACTGGTGGAACAACTTCTGTTTTAAGTATATAAAGGTCTTCTTGCCCCGGTGGTATCATACTTTTTGGGATACCTGGTGGGAGAGAAGTACTATAATCATAAGTATTAGGATAACTACTTGTTACCGCTGTATTTCCGTTGGGTCCTTGAGCATAATAAGCAGTATTGCCTTGTGGACCAGTTACGCTACCTGCTGTGCCGCCGTTCGGCCCATAATATTGATTAGAAGAACTATTTGTAGTACCATAAACAGTATTCCCATTTGGCCCTTGAGCGTAATAAGCGGTATTGCCTTGTGGACCAGTTACACTACCTGCTGTGCCGCCGTTCGGTCCATAATATTGATTAGAAGAACTATTTGTAGTACCATAAACAGTATTCCCATTGGGTCCTTGAGCGTAATAAGCAGTATTGCCTTGTGGACCAGTTACACTACCTGCTGTGCCGCCGTTCGGCCCATAATATTGATTAGAAGAACTATTTGTAGTACCATAAACAGTATTCCCATTTGGCCCTTGAGCGTAATAAGCGGTATTGCCTTGCGGCCCAGTTACGCTACCTGCTGTGCCGCCGTTCGGTCCATAATATTGATTAGAAGAACTATTTGTAGTACCATAAACAGTATTCCCATTGGGCCCTTGAGCGTAATAAGCGGTATTGCCTTGTGGACCAGTTACGCTACCTGCTGTGCCGCCGTTCGGTCCATAATATTGATTAGAAGAACTATTTGTAGTACCATAAACAGTATTCCCATTGGGCCCTTGAGCGTAATAAGCGGTATTGCCTTGCGGCCCAGTTACGCTACCTGCTGTAGACCCATATGGGCCATCATATGCTAAAGAGTTAGTCGATGTTTGAATAGGGGTACCTGTACTACCATAATATTGAGTTGAACTACTGGTATTATTTGGGTTGTAGAGATAACCATCACTTGTAAATGTATATGAGCCGTCAGATGTTTGTACGTTGATTGCTTGTTGTCCCGTAGAAGTTTTTACTACAGTAGCTTGGTCGCCCATAGGGCCATAAAAAGTATTTGCGGTGCCTCCTGTACTAGTAGTATAATTAGTGTATGTTTCAACTGTACTATTGGTTTGATTATTTGTAGCAGGTTGAACATTTGTAAATACCATAGGTGTTTGTCCGTTCGCCAAAGTAACAGTAAGAGTTTGTGTGCCGTCACTATTGGTGCTAACAACTATATTTCCTCCATTTTGTCCGTAAAAAGTGGTTCCATTGGTTAATTGGGTTGAAGATTGAGTATAATGATTATAATTATCATAGTTTACACTAGATGCAGTAGACGAACCAGAACTATTACTACTACTTGTGGGACTATTCTCATTTTTACTCGATGAATTTTTTGTATTAAAAGTTCCAGAAAATGTGCCTTGCATTCCCTCTTTCATTTTCTCTCCTAAAATAGAAAAAAGAAATATTCCTAATAATAAAATAATGATAAGAATTATAGCGGTTTGATTCATTTTATAATTTATATTGTGAAAAAAGTTTAAAAATTGATTTAAATTAAATATAAATAAAGTATAAAATGAATAAATTTGTAAATATGGAAATAAGTGATACAGATACCGGATCAGATATTGTAGTTCCTAAAAAAATAGGATTCATAAAGCCTTATTATGACGATAACCCAGAAATAATTGAAATTGGTGTAGATGAAGCGGGTAGAGGTCCTTTATTTGGTAGAGTATATACGTCGGCAGTAATATTGCCTAAAAACACGGATTTTGATTATACAAAAATGAAAGATAGTAAGCGGTTTCATTCTAAAAAAAAAATAAATCAAGTAGCAGAGTATATTCGCGAAAATGCAATTGCGTGGTCTGTTACTTATGCAGACGAAAAATTAATTGACAATATAAATATTTTACAGGCAACTCAACAATCTATGCATAATTCCATAATGTGTGTAATAAGCGAACAAAATTTAGTAAACAAAATAAATTCTGTAAATTTATTAATTGACGGTAATTATTTTAATCAATTAAAAATAGAAAACAAAATAGTGTCATACAGAACGATTGAAGGAGGTGATAATAAATATGCTTCTATTGCGGCGGCATCTATTTTGGCAAAAGTAGAGAGAGATAAGTATATTGAAGAACTTTGCGAGGAACATCCCGAGTTAATTGAAAAATACGCATTAAATAAAAACAAAGGGTATGGAGCAAAAAAACATATAGAAGGTATAAAACAACATGGAATAACTCAATGGCATCGTAAAAGTTTCGGCATTTGTAAAAATTATTAAAATTAATTTACATAAATTAACAATAAATAATTTATATAAATTTATATGTGTATTTGTTGCATAAATATTTATGCGGAGCAATTTTCGCAAATATCATTTTCAGTATTTTCGGTTTCTTCAATTTCTTTTGGTTCAATAGTAAATTGTTGTGCCTGATGTTTTGCTTTTCTTCGTAAATAATAAATGCCTGTTTTTAATCCTTTTTTCCAAGAATAAAAATGCATTGAAGTCAATATATTATAAGTGGGGTCTTCTATCCATAAATTTAAGCTCTGACTTTGACAAATAAATGCGCCTCTATCCGCCGCCAAATCAATTAAATATTTCATCGGAATTTCCCATACTATTTTATATTTATTACGAGTATGTTCGGGTAAAAAGTCTAAATGTTGTATAGACCCTTTGTTTGCGATAATATTGTTTTTAATGTCCTCATTCCAACGTCCTAACTGTATAAGTTCTTTTATTAAATATTTATTAATAATAATAAATTCGCCTGCAAGTGTTCTACGTGAATATAAATTACTTGTGAAAGGTTCGAAACATTCGTTGAACCCAAGTATTTGTGAAGTAGATGCGGTTGGCATAGGAGCAACTAATAAAGAATTACGTAATCCAAAATCTTTAATATTTTGTTTTAAAGTCGCCCAATCATACCGATTACTTGGTGTAACTCCCCACATATCAAACTGTAAAATACCGTTAGAAGCAGGGGATCCATTAAAGGACGAATATGCACCTACCCGTGTTGAATTATAGTCAATATAATTATTTAATAGTGGTTGTTCATAAAAAGAAATTAATTTATCTATATTTAATTTATCTTTGTTAGTTAAGTGTAGTTCAATTTGTTTAAAGCGCTCTAAAGAAATTTCATTGCTTTTTTCTAATGATGCGTGGTATATAGTTTCAAAAATAAGTTTATTAACTTCTCTCGCTTCATCAGATTGGAAGGCTAAATCCATAAGAATAAATGTGTCGGCAAGACCTTGTACTCCGATTCCAATAGGGCGGTGTCTCATATTACTAACTTGTGTTTTTTCTGTAGGATAAAAATTAATATCGATTACTTTATTAAGGTTGTTTGTAACAACTTTTGTAACATAATGTAATTTGTCGTAATCGAATTGCTTTGTTTCTTGGTTAACAAAGGTTGGTAGTGCGATTGACGCTAAATTACACACAGCAGTTTCGTCTGTATCAGAATATTGAATTATTTCGCAACATAAATTAGAACTCTTAATAGTTCCAAGATTTTGTTGATTAGATTTTAAATTACACGCGTCTTTATATAAAATATAAGGTGTGCCTGTTTCCATTTGCGCATCTAAAATTTTAAGCCATAAATCACGTGCCTTAATGACTTTTTTGGATAAGCCAAGTGTTTCATATTTGGTATAAAGTTCCGTAAATTTATCTCCATATACATCAGCTAATCCCGGACATTCGTTTGGACAAAATAAAGACCATGTCAAATTTTTTTCGATTCTCTCCATAAAAAGATCGTTTGTCCAAAGAGCATAAAACAAATCTCGAGCTTTAGAGTCTTCATCCCCGTGATTTTTTTTAAGTTCAAGAAAAGCTTCAATGTCTGCATGCCAAGGCTCCAAATAAATAGCAAAGGAACCATTCCTACGGCCTGAGTTATGAACTATACCCATATCTGTCAAATAATTATGATTATCTATCATATTAAAATCATATACTTCTCCTGAATATTGTATTGTTTTTATTTTAGTTATTTTACCCCATAGCATATTATTGTGTTGAAAATAGGAATTATTGTTATTAAGTAAATTAGATGGAATATTTAAGGAATATTTTTTTGTATGTGTATTAAAATAACTTTTTGTTAATAAGCCTAATTTTAAAAGTAAAAATTTTAATACCATAATAATATTAATATTCTCTGTTGTATACAATTGACATGTTATATCATAACAACAATTGTTTTTAATTAATTCTTCGAAAAAATACTTTAGTTTAAAATCAGGTAAATGTATAAAATTATCTATATCATCATGAAATGAGTTTAGTCCAATAATGGAACCTACGAACTTAATATGTTCAATATCATTTAATTCTTTAAAAGAACTGTTCTCTTCAAATATAGGTAAAGGATAGGCAACCAAATCATATTCGGTTAAAGTTGCAGCGGAATAATAATCCGGTATCATAATACCCATTTTCACTTTTTCTTTAAGTTCATCAAAATCTAATAAATTTGGATTTTTTATAGTAAAAATTTGATGTTCATTTGTTACTTTTACTGGTAATACTGTATGAATTGTAGAAATTTCTAAAATTTCTTTATTAACTTCATTTTTTATAATTTGATTAACTCTTTTAAAAGTGCCATCTATAGTAACTAACTTATCATCAGTTGTAATTTCGCACATTTGTTTAGGGCCTGAATCAGAATAAACCCACGTATCTGGAGTAAAACATTGATTAACATACCTAGCAGTGCTGTTAAATACTTTTAACATGGGTACTAATCCGTCTGTAACTCCGTTAGTACCTTGAATATGACTACCTTTTGCACGAATATTATGTATATGTAAACCAATTCCGCCCGAATATTTTGAAATAAGAGCACAGTCTTTTAAAGTATTATAAATGCCTTCAATACTATCGTTTTCCATAGCAATCAAATAACAACTGGATAATTGTGAATTAGGGGTACCAGCATTAAAAAGAGTAGGTGTAGCGTGTGTAAAATATTTAGAAGACATTAAATCATATGTTTCTTTTATTAAATCTAAACTGTTACTATCGTGAATATTTCCGTGAATGGCGATTGCAACACGCATCCACATATGCTGTGGTCGTTCAACTACTTTATTATCAATACGACATAAATAAGATTTTTCTAAAGTTTTAAATCCAAAATAATCAATTAAATAGTCTCGATTATAATCAATCATTGAATTAATTTCTTTTTTAAACTTTTTAACAAATTCATAAAACGACTTATTAACGAGGGGTTTATTTACTCCATGTATATTTTTAAAATTATATAATTTATTTATAACACTTGAGAAAGTATTATCGGTGTTTTTTTGATGATTTGAGATAATAATTTTAGAAGCAAAAATTGCGTAATCCGGATGAATAGTTGATAGTATAGCACATTGTTCTGCCGCAAATTCGTCTATTTTCATAGTATCTATTTTATCATATAATTGGTCAATTACTTTCATAGCTAAAGACTGATAATTAATTTGTATTCCAGTTTCCTGCCCGATTTTTTTAATTCTTAATAAAATTTTATCAAATGAAATAAGCTCTAAATGTCCGTTGCGTTTTGTAACATACATTTCTTTAAAATTGTCATCCATCTATTTATATGTATAAAGAGAATTAGTTTTAAATCAATTTTTATAAAGTATGAAAAGTTTTTATAAAATAATAATATATATGAATAAAACTGTATTTTTAATACTAATAACAATAATAATATTAGTAATAATAGGTAATTTTTATTTAAAAAGTATGGAAAGTTTTACGTCGTTAAATTCTCTCCATCATTCTTTAGAAGGTAGTTATCCAAAATCTCAGGAAGAATATTTGGTCCAAGATAGTTATAAACGAATAGAAGAGATTGGTATATCTAATAATGATGCAAATGATATTTGGTGGAATTATCCGATATTTCAATTAGGTTCTTACGCACAAATTACAAATAATATTAGATATCCGGATAGCCCAGATGAAGGAACCTGTGCACCAGCGTCAATGTGTGGAGCATTATATCAGCCGAAAGAAATTTTAGGCCCGCATAATTATGGTGTTAATGAAATAGGGGGTCCTCTTCAACTTAAACAAAATTACGTTGAACCTCTTCCATCTATTAATCCAAATACAGGTACTCGTGTAGGATATTTTACTACAAATTCCAATTTGTTACCTTTTAAAACAGATGTGGTTAATATATTATACTAATTTTCAAGTTTAATTACATTTTCAAAATATTTATTAACAGTGTTTTTTTTACTACTTGAAGATGCTCTGTGTTCATAACCTGTTATTCTCTCTTCTTCAATTGTTTTCCAAACATTTGCTAATTGATGAATATTATTTTTAAACCAATCTTTATTTCTTAAAACTAAAATACAGTGAAAAATTTCTAATTTCCAACAAATATATCTTATAAATGTATAATTGTAGGGAGGTGCTTCATATATGGAAATTGAATTTTGTTGCCAATCACTAATATCACTATCATTTGTTATTTCAATTGGTTTATATATATAAACCGGTTTGTTATCTAAATTATTATAGAAAAATATAATTATGCCTTTTAATTTGAGAGAAGGGTTATATTCGATACTATATTCGCTGTCATTTTCAAATGCTTCGTAACTATCATATTCTGTAAATTTTGTTTCTAAAAAATCACATTCATCTAAATTACACACTTCCATTTGCAATTGCATTTGTATCCAATATTCTTTCTTCGGAATTCCGTTAATTACTCTACTAACAACATTTTTAATTTCTAACATACGTCCATATTTAGGGGATTTTTTATCGACATTAATTCCATCAGGTGATGCACCTAAAAATGAATAACACGGATGTTTAATACACCCAAAATCTTCAATTTTCGTATTAAAATGCTTTTCATAAATCATAGTAGATAAAGGTTCGTATTTTTGTCCCCAATGTAACGGCGAATTTGTATTTGTAAATTTTTTACTTTCATTGGTAATTATTTGTTGACATTTTTCATAAATTAATTGATTAATAACTGTTTGTGATTCAAATGCTTTATATGCGTTACTTGCGGTAATTAAATTATTCCGGAATTCATACCATTCAGCGGTACGTTGTTTAGGTTGGTCAATATTACGTAAAACATTAAGTTTATTTTCAATGGTTTCAATATGTGAATTATCAGAAATATTGTCAGCGTCAATATCAGTATCAGTATCAATATTAATGTTTTTTGTGGAACGTTCTATTTGAAAAATCGAGATAAATAAGTCAAATGCGTATTCCAATATTTCATCTAATTCATCTTCTATTTCTTCTAAATTATTTTCGAAATGAATATAAAAAAATTCTTTAATTTCGTCTAACATAGTTTCATGAAAATCTGGCTCAGAAATTGCTGTTGGATTATCCTTTATATAATCGTCCATTAAATGAAAAGCAGACTCAATTAAATCAACTATATTGTCATCTGTAAAACAATTATCATGAAATTCAATAATATCTGTAATATCTTCCAAAAGATTCTCTGTGTTTTGCCCAAGGTATACAGTGTCTGTGTTTTGCCCAAGGTACACAGTGTCTGTGTTTTGCCCGAGGGAGTCAGGCTTTGCTAAATCCTTATATTCAATAGAGCTCATAATTATATTATTATTATAGAAACATTTAATATAATTTAAGTATATATTATCTATTTATTTAAATTTCGTTTTTAATTTCATTATTATTTATATCGTCGTTATCATCATTTTCATCGCTATCGAAATTATTATGTTCTGTCTTTGAAACTTTGTTTTTTATAGTGCCTTTAGATTTTTTAGGTGCTAATGATTTTAATGTTGAAACTCGTTTATCAATATTTTTAAGAGTAAAATGTTTCGCAGGTTTATTATATGATAATGCTGGTATATCTTTAATAATACCACTATTATTATCATAAATAACGTCTTTAACTCTTTGTAGTTTTTTTCTATCTAAACAATCCTTAAAAAACGCTATTAATTTTAAAGCTTCTAAGTCGTCTAAGTTTTTAGCCTTTTTATAAACATCAGCATAATCACATAACTTTTTAATTTTAATAGTCTTATTTAATTTACACCAAGGTTCATTACTGTTTTTTTCTTTCTCTGAATTTAAAAATAGTTCAAGGTTAGACATATCATTAAATGACTTGGTTTCTTTTAATGGAACTCCTGTTAACAACATAGATTTATATTTAATGTTTTTTAATTCTTGACATTCATTATTGTTGTCCATATATATAATATAGTACGATGAGTTTAACTTGATTTTTATGTAATATCTTATTTTTAAAAATAATAAAAATACTTAAATAAAGTATGAGCGACGAAAATGTGAAAGTATTAAAATTATTAAAAACAAATAATAAGCCTATAGAAAAAGAGAAAAATAAAAAACGAGTAGTATCAGAAAAATGGACGTTTTTAGAAGAATGTTATACTCATGATTATCAATTAACACTTGTAAATAATATTAATAGTAAAATTGAAGATAATTCAAAAATATGCAAAACAGTAGTTCAAGAAATAACAAAAAAAATATATGGTTATAAACAACAAGATATTTTAAAAAAAAAATACAATTGTGATAATTTCATTACATTTGACAACGTAATAACTGATTTAGTAAAAAGTAATTTAACTTGCTACTACTGTAATTGTGACATATATGTTTTATACGATATTTCGAGAGAAGCAAAACAATGGTCAGTTGATAGAATTAATAATAGTTTAGGACATAATAAAGATAATTATTTTATAACTTGTTTAGAATGCAATTTAAAAAGACGCTGTACGAGAGATGACAAGTTTTTTTTTACAAAACAAATGAAAATAATTAAAGAAAATTATGACAATTTCATTTAATAATAAAAATTAAAATACTAATTAACATTATGAGTCAATTTTGGAAATGGACAAATAATGAACCTTATGAAAGGTCAAGAAGATTAAAACATATTCAACAATTAGAAAATGAGGAATTTACAAAAGAAGTTGAAGTAAACGCATATACTGCTTCATTAAACCACGATGAAAATACATGGGACATATTAAATCAAAGTCTCTCAGGAGTTGGGTTTAAAGTTTCAAATAAGAGAGAAGAGTTAGATTCGAAAATTGCTGACAGAGAGTTGGTCCAACAAAGAGGTTTTAACCCTTTTTTAGATAATAGTCAAGACAGATATATCAACGATGTTAGCATACGTGATAAGTTTTTAAAACCAGTAAATTCAAATTATGGTTCTTAATTTATAATACTTTTTGACAAATATTATAAAAAATACGGTTTACAAAATATGTAACTAATAAATTAACAAGTAATATGATACAATTTAAAATAGTCGAAATTGAGATATTTTTGGGTTGTTTTATAGAATAAAGTATAAATGATATTATAAATAAAACAATTGAAAAGAATGATAATGCGGTGAAAAAATAAAAAAGTTTACATGATTCTTTTTCTAAAGGTCCAAAAATGAAATTATTCCAATCCATTATTATATTAAATAAATATAAAAATAATAAATATTTAAAATAAAACTACTTAAACAAGTATTTTATTTTAACATAAATACTATGAACGCAATTAATTGTACTACGCAAAAAGAATTATTATTAGATAATTTAAAAGAATATTATAAAAATGAATCTATTTTGACTCGTATGTTAAAAATTATTACTGGGGAATCGAAAATATCTTTACGAATAGTGGATTGGTTTGTTACGAATTATGCAAAGAGGTATTTTACATTATATCCAATTTTGATAAATAATGAGCCCAAACGGTTTAATGTATATCAGGATTATAAGCTAAAATTAAAGTCTTATAGTAAAAGAAATTTCGATCCATTTTGTAGATGGGAGAGAATAATGATGCCTTATAAAAACGGTACTTCTATTGAGACTACTATCGGACAATTAAATTTTTTTAAATGGGCCATCGAAAAAGGAATTATTGATTATATTGAGACTAATTATACGGTTATTGAGAATGATATGAATATGCGAAATAGTTCCGCAAAGAGCAAAAACAACAAAATTATTACAGATAATACAAAGACACGTAAGAAGAGGGAAGAATTGTCAATTTCTGCTGCTAAAAGCATTAAGAAAGAGGAGGTGGAAATCATTATAAAGTTTAATTAATAAATGTTTTTGATTTTGAAAATAAAAACATTTATTAGAAAAACATTTTGTTATTGACAAAGATTATAAATGTTTGCTGTCTTTGCAAAGTGAGCAAAAAAAAGAGGTGGGTATAATATAAAAAAAATTTTATCTGCACCAGCATTAAGACGAAGAATAATTACGGATGTTCATATAAACAATCATCATTGGATATTTGATAAAAGTGCAACACATTATACTTGTAAAACAATATAAAAAAAAAATGAAACCATATAAGCAAATGTTTAATGTTTAAACTAATATGTTATCTAATAAAAATACTCTAGACATCGAAAATCAAAGTAGTAAATGTTCAACATGTTTATTTGCTGGAGTTATGGCTACCTTCATATGTTTGCTTTGTATTGGTCCATTTGCAATATGTGATTTATATTATTCACAAAAAGATAATTCTTGTATTGGAGAATATTCCAAGGCCGCAAACGTAAATATGCAAACTTATTTATTGGTTAGTGGTATAATCGAAGTTGTATTAATTGGTTTTATTGGATGTTTATCTGGACTGACGACACTTTTTGAAAAAAATACAGTAGATATATTAATTTGTAGTGGGTTAACTCCAATCACAATTGCTTGTCTGTTTTTATTTGCGTGGAATATTGTTGGCGCAATAATCTTTTGGGGGCATGTTTATGAATTAGGTAACTGTTCTCACACGACAAGCACTTACATATTTGCGTCGTTAATTATAAAATTTGTCGGATGTACTAGTGGAACTTCCGCATATTCATCTAAAGAAAAATAATTTTATAAATAAAACATATAAATTATTATAATTGGTTTGTAATTATTTAAATAAATTTAATTTTAAAAAATCTCTTTTTTTATCCCATCCAAGTTCATCGTTATTTGGTGTAACTGCTAAAGGGCTGAACACTCGTTCATTTTTAAAACAAAAATCAGCAACCGCGATTAAGTGGGC